CAATCATATCAGCCCAGTGCTGTTGATTGACGGACGCTACGGTGCTTGCTGTGACCTTTACACAGAGGTCGGCGTAGGCGGTATCTACCACGAACTGTGGGAGATGCTTGACCAAGCTAAACTGGAAGAATGCGAAGTCGTAGACAAAGCTGCATTCCTGGCACTACTACCACCTGACCCAGAAATTGAAGAAGTATGATGCACGACCTTATCTACAAATCAACCATAGGGACAGGTGGCTTTATAGCTACCACTGAACTTGGTTACGGTAATCCTCTGGGAATAGCTGTGGGTCTTGCGACCCTCATCTATATGACTGCATCAGCAATCAAGGTAATCAAGGAACTCCGGGACAAATAACCTATGACACCAGAACTATTAGCAATGCTAGGAGGCGGCGTAAGCGGCTTTGTGATGAAAATGATTGCGGCACAGGCCGACAATCAGGCTCGTCTCTTTGAGCGTATGATTGCCCGTCAGACAATAGCGGACGAATCAGCGGACAAGGCAGCAGCTCGTGGTGGTGTCTATATGCGTCGAGTTATTACATTTTCTGTCATCTTTGCCATTGTTCTGGCGCCATTCGTTTTTGCATTTACTGGCATAGGTGTCAGCATTCAGACAGAATCAAAAGGCTTTCTAGGGCTATTCAAACACTTAGAATGGTCCACTGTCCAAGGTTTTGTAATACTACCAGAGATCCGCCAGACAGCTCTAGCCATCGTCGGGTTCTACTTTGGTTCATCTCAAGTTAAGTGAGTATCTTTGCAAATAAGCTGAATGCACGCATTTCTAAGCAGATGCGCGGCAATAAGTTTATTCGCGTAGTTATATTGGACAATGATTTACTTTATCAGTCAGACATCGCTGGATATATCATTGTTCCGGTCGGCTTTGCTTCAGATGGTGCCAGCGTGCCTCGTTTTCTTTGGTCAGCCTTTCCACCATTTGGCAAATATCTAAAGGCGGCAATTGTGCATGATTGGTTCTGCGTGACGCATCAAGTGGATAGCATTACGGCGGCCAAAGTCTTTCGCGAGGCGATGCAAGTCTGCGGAGTGCCACGGTGGAAGTGTCGCTGTATGTATTTAGCAGTTAGGATTGCCGGGCCAAAGTTTCAAAAAATAGACAAAAGTTGACAGAATATTAATGCATCGCCAATTGTAAGCTTATATTCCGGCAGCTCTTACATTAATCAAAACTGAGTTATTAAAAAATAACTCAAAACATAATGCACATATGCTTTTATCAAATACACAAAAAGAAGCTATTGATGCTTATCTTGAAGCTGGCAGTTATCGCGGCGCAGCAAAGAAGCTTGGCAAATGTGAATCAACCATTCGAGGCATTTTAAAAAGGCTGGAAAGGTTGGGCCAAGTTCCGTGGAAGTCATCAGCACCAACTCCTGCACATTTAAATGTTGGCAAAACAACTGTTCAATATGATGGCAACGGCAACGTCATACAAGAATGGCGCCGGCTCTTTCCAGAAGCGCAGGGCATGCAAGACTTTGTTGATGGTCTTTGCGACCAAGTCAAAGAAAAGGGCAAAGCGCCAGTGCGTAAATCTCGCAAAACAGATACAGATGACTTCCTGTTTGAAATGGATATTTTTGATGCGCATGTGGGCATGTATGCTGATGAAAGAGAAACAAAAGATGCCGACTATGACTGCAACATTGCGGCGGCCAGAATGGTTGAAGCTGCTGAAGGATTAGCGACCAGAGCCAGGCGACCTGCCAAATGCGTTCTAGTCTTTGGTGGCGACATGATGCACAGCGACAACCGGAGCAATAAGACAGAAGCCAGTGGCCATGTCTTAGATGTTGATACTCGATACCATCGCGTCGTTGAATACTTAATTAAGGCTTGCACAAATGTAGTTGATATTGCCGCAACAGTAGCCGCAGAAGTTGAGATTGTGGTGCTAGAGGGCAATCATTCGTGGCACTCCGAGGTGTGGCTTGCAAGGGTTCTGGATGCCTATTACAGCCAATGCCCAAACATCAAGGTAAAGTCTGATCCATCACCTAGAAAGCACATGGTGTTCGGCGACAATTTATTATTGTGGACGCACGGCGACAGGATCGCAGCACAGAAATGGCCAATGATTATTGCGGCAGAGTTTGCCAAAGAGTGGGGTGCAACCAAATACAGGCATTTAAAGATGGGTCACATCCATCACAAAAAAACCATTGCGCCAGTTGTCATTGATGAGCAGTCAGGCTTGGTGGTTGAATACTTGGAAGCACTTTGCGCCACAGATGCGTGGCATTCCGGAGCTGGCTTTGTCGGCAGCCAGAAGGGCGCAAGCGCATTTGAATACCACAAGACTGAAGGATTAATTACCAGGTTCTATAAGTCAGTATGAAAATACTTGCTCTAACCGGACCCAAAATGGTCGGTAAATCTACTGTTGCAAATGCAATCGCAGATGCCGCAGATGTGCCAACTCATATAATGTCATTCGCTGATCCGATGCGCTCAATGCTTCTGGCTCTTGGTGTTGATATGATTAACCTGCACGATCAATCCATAAAAGAAAAAGAGATTGCTGGGATTGGTAAGAGCGCTAGGCAATTGATGCAGACCCTTGGGACGGACTGGGGCCGCAACATGGTCGCACAGGATATTTGGCTCTGGTCCATGCAGAAAAGAATTGAAAAATCAAAAGCAGACGGAGCGCGTCTTATCGTGATTGACGATTGTCGATTCGACAACGAGGCGCTTTGGGTAAATCAGCAGAAAGGTAAAGTCGTGCGACTTGCAAGGGATGGATTTGAATACGGCAGCGACAATCACGAAAGCGAACAGCCAATAAGGTTTAAGCACATGGACGCAATGATTGACGCAAGCGACGAAGAAGCAGCAGCAAGAATCATTCTAAAAATCATCTAATGCCTACGACTGAAGAGAACGCATTTGAGCAAGTAAAAGCTATTTTAGGCGAACACTTCCAGCACTACGCAATCGTCATGCAAGACGAAGAAGGAAACGTATGGCGCGACGGAGACAATGATTTAGTCGAGAAAGCATTATACACTGAGGCGCTCAATATGATAAAAGAATTTGAAGATGAAGAGAGCATGGACTACGAAATCGAATGGGAAGACGACGACGACAATGATGAATTTATAATTTAAATTTGTTCTATATGTATTGACGCACATTAAGTCATTCATTTATTCCTGCCAGTGACTACTAAAGTCACTTAATAATAAACAAAAGGTAAATATGAATGATATAAAGGAAATTAAAGCTGAAGCCGAATCTAGGGTTGAAGCAATATTGGAAGAACTAGAAGAGAAAGGAATACGCGTATTCCGGTTGCAAGTTTTTCCAAGGCATAAACAAGCGCCACAGGTCAGTATTGTGGTCGATGAGAAAGGCACTAGATGAATCAACTTAGTGCATATGATAAGATCAATGATGCAAAAGGCATTGATTTATTCGGCAACGCTATTTGTCGATCTGGGATGTTTGGATGCGAATCAAAAGAAGCGGGAATGATCTTTGCCTTACAATGTATGGCTGAGAATAAGCCGCCACTAGAGATGGCTAAGAACTACCATTTGGTAAAAGGCAAGTTGACCAAGCGCGCAGATGCGATGCTGGCTGACTTCCGCAGGGCAGGTGGTAAAGTCACCTGGGATGACTTAAAGAATGAGGCTGTGCAATCTGCCGTCTTTGACTTTGAAGGCAACAAGATCAAAGGCAGCTTCTCAATGGATGACGCACAGCGGGCCGGATTGGTCCGCAAGGGTTCTGCATGGGATAAGACGCCGGCTGCAATGCTTCGAGCAAGATGTATCTCGGAAACACTCCGAGCCATTGCGCCAGAGATTGTGCAAGGCGTTTATGTGCCAGAGGAAATTGATATTGCAGAAGCATCACCAATTGCTGAAGCAAAGAAGCCAAAGCCAAAGAAGCCTAAGAAGTTGGAAGAGCCAGCAACTGATGTTGATGCAATTGAAGTCGAAGATATGGCACAGCGGCCGCATCTTGAAAGCTTGATTGCTGAGAATGACTTGGAATACAGAACCAATCTGTATTGGACCAACAAGGGAAACATTGACCTCGACCTTGATCAAACATGGCGAGACTTGCCGCAGAACATCCAAGCCAAAATGGAAATTGGATTTGATGCATTTAGAAAGGCGGTATCAAAATGAGCGATCTGATCACACATCCAAAGATCAATGGCGTGACTATTGAGATCATTGCTGAAGCCGAGCAGATGAAGATTGAAGCATTGATGTCATCTAAAGGCATTCAAACTGTTGACGATGGCTTTGAAGCAACAATTGCAGCAGAAGCACAGTCTGCATTGCGTCATCTAATCAAAGGCATTGAGGAATCAAGAAAGGATGCCAAAGCACCAGTGCTTGAAATTGGCAGACAGATTGACGGCGTTGCCAAAGATTACATTGAAGATGTTAAAGCAGAGGAAAGCCGGATTGCTCAATTGCTTGGAGCGTTTCAGATCGTGGAACGTGATAAGAAGATTGCAGCAGAACGCCAAGCTAGAATCCAAGAGCAACAGGTGATGGCAGAAGCGGCACAGCTATTGTATGCCGACAGTGACAACACTGACTTGCTGGATGATGCACAAGCGCATATTGCAACACTGCGCAAAGAAGCAGCATCAAAGCATGATGCAGTTGCTGGTGTGAAGGTTCGCAAAACAATCAAGTTCGAGGTCGAAAGTGAAGCCAAACTAATGGCAGCACGGCCCGATCTTTTCAGTCCAAATGAATCAAAGATTCGGGCAGCTCTAAAATTAACAATAACAATACCCGGCATTAAAGCCTGGGAAGAAATCAAAGCATACTAAAAATCATGGCAAAATATATCGCAACAGAAGAGGACGCAAACTCAACAGGCAGCAGCTACATTACTGAAGCTGGCAAGTATGAGTTTAAAACAACAAATGTATCTCACAAGGTAAACCAGCGCGATGGCACTGATCTATTTGAATGCACATTTGCAACAAAGGATGGCGCAACAATGCGCAAAACATTCTTTTGGGGAGACTTGGCATTGCCAACCTCTCAATACAAGGCACGCACATTGATCTTTATGTATCTCAAAGCATGCGGCGTCAAAATCTTTAGGGACCAATTAGACTCTGAAGATCCGCAAGCATTCTTTGAAATTGTAAAAGATAAAAAATTCACTGCCATAGTTGAGATGTCACCTGATCGAACCGATTCAAATAAGCATTGGCCAGAGATCGGATTTAGTGGCTTTGTATATGATCAGAATCATATCTTATTTAAAGAAGGCATGAGCCAGCCAGAGGTAATCGAAACAGAGGAAGACCCTTGGTAAGATGGAAGTCAGAGAATACCAACAACGGGCAATTTACTTTTTAAGTAAGAGCAAGCGAGGTATTCTGAAAGCACCAGCCGGAGCAGGTAAAACGCATATTGCGGCATCTGCTCTGGCTGTTTGTTTATCTAGGCGCAGAGGTGTGGCTGATGTGGAGATCATGGTCAACACCAGAGAACAGGTTGAGCAAATGCAATCAGCTTGTGATCGATTCCCAGTCATAAAAGAGAAAGCGCATTTGCAAATTTACTGCGCAGCAGGTGCGCCAATGGGAAGCAAGCCAGACCTGTTGATCGTGGATGAATGCCACAGATCTGGTGCTGATGGGTGGAGCGCCAAGATCAGACAAGCAGAGTCTGCCAGGTGGGGACTATCAGCAACGCCATTCTGCGGCGACTCGGACCGCGACTATTTGGTTAGTCATCTATTTGGCAACAATCTGCATTCCATTAAACGCGATGCATTAGTTGATCATGGGCATCTGGCCAAGGCAAAGGTTGTCTGGCATGACGTGCAAAGTGCAACAGCATCACAAGCCATTGAGGAATTGTCAGATCAATTGATTGCAAGCAGGCGCCGAAAGATGGCGTGGATGTTCAGAACTGAAGAGGGTGAGCGCAAGCAGACTAGCCAGTGCAAATGGCAGGCAGCACAGAAGCTTGGCATCTGGGAGAACCCTGACCGAGATGCACACATTGAATTGATTGCCAGACAAAGCATGGATGCCGGCGATCATACCATTGTGCTGATTGGCTCAATTGAACATGGCAAACGCTTAGCCGATTCAATTGATGGCGCTGAGTTGATATACTCAAAGATGGGTGCAAAGAAACGAGCTGATGTAATTGCTAGGTTTCGGGATGGCAGCTTGAAGTGCATGATTGGCACATCAGCAATTGAGGAAGGATTTGATGCGCCTATTGCCAATGTGATCATCATGGCTGGCTGTGGGCGCTCAGAACGCAAGGCAATCCAGTCAACAGGCAGAGTGCTGCGGCCGCATGACGGCAAAGCTTGTGGCATCATTCATGACTTCCGGGATGGATTCCATCCAATGTTGCAGAGGCAAAGTCAAGCAAGGGCGCGCATTTACAGGCAATTGAATTATTATTGAATGATGTATTGACATGGGTGTTTGGGTTGCCAAAGTCATGGGCATTGGCATAAGCCATACATAACCAATAATCATAATATGAAAACAATATCAATCACACTACTCGCGCTTCTTAGCGCATTGCCTCTGGTCGCTTACACGGACGAAGATATCATTGCATCTACACTCATACTTGAAGCGGGCGGCGAATACGCTGAAGGCTCAATGGAAGCAGTTTATGAGGTCATATGCAATCGAGCATGGAAGCGCGATATGACACGGCGCGAAGTCTGCTTGCAACGCATGCAGTTTAGCTGCTGGAACTCTGGCAAGATCGACGCATTAGTTGCTAAGGCCAAGGCTCACAAGCGCTACTCAAAGGCACTCAGCATCGTATATAGCGCAAAGATTACCAACTACACTTTAGGCGCTGATCATTATCATGCAGACTACTGCTCGCCTTACTGGGCGTCATCGATGACAGTAACTGTCAAGATCGGTCGCCACATCTTTTACAGGTAAACTCTTACTTTAATTAATAGAATATATAAACATGATTGAAACAAACAGTTTCCAAAATGGAAACACCTCAATAACAACACATACACATGGCATATCCAGCTTTATGAGGTGGGCCGAAAGGCGCATTGCTGAAGAGGTCGAAGCTAATGAAGAATT